TAGATACTGAAAACAGTCAGCAAGTAACAAACCTTAAATCTTTAAAGGATAGATTTTATAGATTGCAAACTGGGTACACTCAGGATGTATATCAAACCCAATTATCATATCAGGTAATTCGTAGAGAATTATTTTTAGATTATGATGCAATGGATAATGACCCAATTCTATCATCAGCATTGGATATCTATGCGGATGAATCAACTACAAAAAATGAATATGGTGATGTACTTACCATAAAAACAGAAAACCAACAAGTTAAAGAGGTATTAGAATCTTTGTTCTACGATACAATGAACATAGAATTTAATCTTTGGCCGTGGGTTAGAAACCTTTGTAAATATGGTGATTGTTTTATCACATTGGAGATTGCGGAAGGAGAAGGGGTTATAAACGTACACCCTCAATCAGTTTACTATGTAACAAGAACTGAAGGATTAAACGACCCACAGAGAATTAACAGAAAAGAGCAAGGTATTAAATTCACAGTCGACCCGGATAAATTTGGTAAGCATGAGTATGATAACTTCGAGATGGCTCACTTCCGTTTATATTCAGATACCAACTATCTACCTTATGGTAAATCGATGTTGGAAAATGCAAGAAGATTGTGGAAACAAATTACATTGATGGAAGATGCGATGATGATACATCGTATTATGAGAGCTCCTGAAAAGAGAATATTTAAAATTGATATTGGTAGTATTCCTCCACAAGAGGTTGATAACTATATGCAGAAGATTATTAATAAGATTAAGAAAACTCCGTTTCAAGACCAAAAGACTGGAGATTATAATCTTAAGTATAATATGATGAATATCACAGAAGATTTCTTTATGCCTGTAAGAGGTGGGGATAGTGGTACATCAATTGATACATTAGGAGGATTACAATACACTGCGATAGAGGATATTGATTACTTAAAAGCTAAATTATTTGCGGCACTTAAAGTTCCAAAGGCTTTCTTAGGATACGAAGAGGATATCAATGGTAAAGCTACATTAGCAGCGGAGGATATCCGTTTCGCTAGAACAATCGAAAGAATACAAAGAGTGGTAGTATCCGAATTAACTCAGATAGCTATTGCACATTTAATTGCACAAGGAGTTGAGGGAATGGATGCGGTTGATTTCAAATTGGAATTAACTAACCCATCTACAATCTATGAGCAAGAGAAAATCAACCTATGGGCTGAGAAAGTTAGATTGGCAACTGATATGAAAGCATTGAAGATGTTATCTAATGATTGGATTTATCAAAACATATTTAAACTTTCTACTGAAGAAATTGATGGAGAAAGAACAAATGTAGTTTACGATACATTTGATTTAAACCGATTAAATAAGATTGAGCAAGAAGGAGTAGACCCATACGAAGAACAACCTCAGCAACCGGAAGGTGGGGAACAACCCGCTGAAGGTGAACAACCTGAAACTGGAATGATGGCTGAGCCAGCCGATGAACAACCTACACAGGAGGCGACTGATGCTAGTGCAGAGAATGGTAAATTGGGAGGTAGACCTCAATTGACAGGAGATAACGGCACAGATGATAATGCGTTCGGAAGAGACCCGTTGGGTAAAGCAGATATCACTCGTAACTTTGGAAGAGAAACCCGTCATAGTAGAATAGGTGAAAAACTTAAAAGTATTGCTGATAAAGATAAGAAATTAAGAGATGCGATACGAAATAAAATTAAATCAAATAACGCTAGAAAAGAGGGTAAAAAGATTATAAGCGAGGATATAAACGGATTAAATGATGATACGGGTTCACTATTAGATGATAAAAATATCTTACCAGATGTGTAAAAATCACTTATCCAAAGTTTCCTAATATTTATAGAAGTAATATTTACATATATAGTAAAGAAAAAACAATAAATTCTGATGAAAGTTAAACACTCAAAGTTTAAGAATACTGCTATTTTGTTTGAACTACTTGTCAAACAAATTACACACGAGGTATTATCAAATTCGACAAAAAATGTATCTGAGAAGATTATAAAGGAGTTTTTTAGTTCAAACAAAGAGTTGGCTAAAGAACTTAAATTATATAATCAAATCGTTAAAGAAAAGTATTCTTCAATTAATGATGCTAAGTTATTCTTAGAAGAGGTGGCTAATGAAAGGATAAAATTAGATGAGAATAAGCTAAATAGAGAAAAGTATAATCTTATCAAAACAATAAAAGAATCCTATGATTTGGATAAATTTTTATCATCAAACCTACAGAATTATAAGTTATTAGCTTCTGTTTATAAGGTGTTTGAAACCAAAACATTAGGTAGAAAGGTTGAGATTAGAGATTTTATCGATTCCAATAATACTATTTTAGAGCACATTACCAATAAAAGAATCGCCGTTAAACCTGCGGATGCATTATACGAATCATTCAAACAACAATCAGAAGATTTAAGATTGTTAACTTATAAATTATTAATAGAGAACTTCAATAAGAAATATTCCAATTTGGATGATTCTCAAAAAGGATTACTTAGAGAATTCATTAATAATGTAACAAATACATCTACTTTTCCTAAATTCATTGAAGAGGAGACTAAAAAAGTATTGAGTAATTTAGTAAAGGAATCAAAGACGGTTAATGATAAAGTAACTAAGATTAAGATATCAGAAATGATTAAACTTTATAAATCGGAAAAATTCCTTAAAGAGAATCAAGAAAAGCAAGTTTCTGTTTTAATGCTTACATATGAATTATTAAAAGAAGTTAAAAATGTCAACTCAACTAGAAGCGTTAAAAAATAGTATCAGAGAAATCCTTTCTGAAATAGAAAAGGAAGAAGAGGATAAATTGAAAAAGGAAGTAACCGTTACAGGTGATGTAGCAGGGTATGATACTCCTAGAGCATTTTCTAACAATGGTCAACATAAAAGTGGATACACTAAAAAGATGGCTAGTTTAACTGGCTATTCGGCGGTTAATGAAAACAGATTTCAAAAATTAAGATTAGACCAAACTATGACCCCAAACCAAAAGATTGGGTTAGGTGTTAGGGAAATTCGTAGAAAGATTGATGAAATCGAAAAATTCTTAGAATGGTATGGTAAAATTAAAAAAGAAAACTCCCTAAAAGGTGAGAATTTTTGGAAAAGAACTAATCACCATATTTATAGAATAAAGGAAAGGTTATCTAATATTGGTAAAAATGTAACCACCTTAAGAAAATAAATTAGGAATCCCTATGAAAATAACTAGAGAGCAATTAAGAAACATCGTTGGAGAAGTATTACAAGAAGAGAAGGATTATCAATCATTCTTTAAAGCTATGTTAAAGAAGCATGGTGTATCTTCGCCAGATGAATTCAAATCAGATGAAGAGAAGAAGGCATTTTTTAATAAAGTAGAAGATACTTGGAAAGGTGTAAGTGAAAGATTAGTTCAATTAAAAGAAGATGAGTTAACCGCTAAGCAACAAAAAATAGATTTAAATAAAAACGGAAAAGTTGACGGAGATGACTTATCTAAATTAAGAGGGGGTGCAAAAACAGAAGCGGAATTATCAGCAGCACAACAAAAGATAGATTTAAACAAAAACGGAAAAGTTGATGGTGATGATTTATCTAAACTTAGAGCCGGTGCAAAAACTGAAGGAGAAGAGGAATTACCTCAGACTAAGATATTAAGTAAAGAAGGTGAAACTTTAGTTAAGAGTGGTGCTGGTAAAATGTATAATATTACAAAAGTAAACGAATCTAAAGAATCGGACATCTTGGCAAAAATAGAAAAATTAAGATTAGATGCTGAAGCAGGTAAAATCAAAACTTTAGACCAATTTTTAGATAAGTTTAAACCATTACAAAAACAATTAAAGTCATTGGGTGAATCAGTAAACGAAGGAAAATACGATGCTGATTTAGATAAAATTGAAGCAGCTGTTAAAAACGCATTATCTTTTATGAATGTAGGTGCTGAATTAAGAAAAGCTGGTATCAAATATGATTTTTCAACTTCTATGATTCCAATGTATATGATTAAAGTATCCGGCACCCTTATTGCAATTGTGAATAAAAAGCATGCAAATGGTCCAGAAAGAGTAGTTAATGATATTGCAATTGGTGTATTAAACTAAATAATTAAAATGAAATCACTTTTAATAGAAACAAAATTATTTGAGGGAAAGATTAACGAAGACGAAAACGGAGTAGTTTTGGTTAAAGGTGTATTACAAAGAGCGGATGCTCAGAACCAAAATGGTAGAGTGTATCCTAAAGAAATATTAGAAAGAGAAGTTAAGAAATATCAACAACTTATTACAGAAAAGAGAGCGTTGGGAGAATTAGACCATCCTGAATCATCTGTAGTTAGTTTGAAGAATGTATCCCATAACATAAGAGAATGCTATTGGAAAGGAGATGATGTGGTAGGTGTCGTAGAGATATTACCAACTCCATCTGGTAACATATTAAAGGAATTATTAAAAGCGGGAATCCGTTTAGGTATCTCAAGTAGAGGTATGGGCTCAGTTCAATCCATTGGAGATAATAAAGTAATGGTGGCTGAAGATTTTGAATTGATTGGGTGGGATTTTGTATCTAACCCATCAACTCAGGGTGCATTTATGGAAAACTTAAATGAATCAGTATCTTCTAAAAAACAAATTAACGAAACATACGGAACAGATGTATGTGGAGAGTGGTGTAAAACTCAACACTTAATTAGAGAAATTATAGAAGAGTTAGCATAATATGCCAGCACGAATTGTAATAAAAGTTAAGCAGGGGTCATCTCAAGAAGAGAGCCATCGTAATGTAGAAAAGGCTCTTAAAGATTACAAAAATAAAGTTTTTAAACTAAAAATAACGCAGGAATTGCGTGATAGGAAGGAATTTTTAAAACCTTCCGTAAAGAAAAGATTACAAAAAGAGAAAGCAAAAAGAAAAAATAATTTTAATTTTCTTTAGTTTTCTATATTTGTTATATACTTATATGTAATTGATTCGAATATTCCATCTCTATATGGAATCACATATAATCAAATAATCTTATTTAGGCACACACTCATTAGCCTAACACAATCAAAAAGTAAAATGAATAGTAAACTTTTGAAAGAAGCAATCGCAGATGCTAAAGCGGTTAGAGAAACGGCATTAGCAAACGCAAAAATCGCTCTTGAAGAGGCTTTTACTCCTAAATTACAATCTATGCTTTCTAAAAAATTACAAGAGGAATTAGAAGGCGATGAAAGTGAGGAAGAAGTAGAATTAACTCAAGAGAATGATGTATCTTCAGAAATCGGTGGTGGTGATGGCACTAAAATGCCAGCAGCTAAAGCTTTCAGTTCAGCAGCAGAATCAGATGAATTAGCAGCAGCAGATGTAGATAAAATCTCTGCAGCAGTAGGTTCAGAAGATGAGAACGCTGAGAAAGTAGCAGGAATCACAGAAGGTGAAGAAGAAGAAGATGTAACAGGAGCAACTCCTGATACAGCAGTAAACGAAGAAGAGGAAATGGATGACGTTGACTCTGAAATCGATGAAATTATCAAAGAATTAGAAGCAGCAGCTGATGATGAAGAATCATACGCAACAACTGAAGGTGAAGAAGAAATGGAAGCTCCTGTAGCTGAACCAACTGAAGCACCAGCAGAAGAGCCAGTAGCTGAAGAAGATGAAATTGACTTAGATGAAATTCTAAGAGAAATGGGATACGGAGATGAGCCTACTGAAGAAGCACCAGTTGCTGAAGAAGAGCACTCTGAAGAAGAATTAGATGCATTGAAAGCAGAATTAAAATCAGTTCAATCTGAATTAGGTGAAGCTATCAGCGTAATCAAATCTTTAAAGGGTACAATCAACGAAGTAAACCTTTTGAATGCTAAATTATTGTATGTGAACAAATTGTTCCGTTCATTCAATTTAACAAACGAACAAAAATCTAAAGTTGTTGAAACATTAGATAGAACTAAAAATGTAAGAGAAGTTAAGTTAGTATTCTCAACAATTGCTGAAAGTTTCAAATTTGGAACTGGAGCAACTAAGAAAGTAACTGCTAAACTTACAGAAAGTTATGCATCAAAACCAGCGGCATCTACTGCACCAAAACAAATTATCTCTGAAGATAATTCTGCTGCATTAAGATTCAAAAAATTAGCTGGTATTATCAAGTAATTGAATAAAAAATTTAAAAAAATAACAAAATGGCAAACTTTAATGTTAAATCATTATTAGAGGCGAAAAATCCTCAAGCTGTGATGTTGGAACAAACTAGAGGCCTTAGAACAAAATGGGAAAAAACCGGATTGTTAGAAGGAATGAAAGATAGAGACCAACATTCTATGGCGGTGCTTTTGGAAAACCAAGCACAACAATTATTATCTGAGGCAACTCAAACAGGTACTTCTGCAGGTTCAGAAGAGTGGTCTGGTGTTGCTTTACCTTTAGTAAGAAGAATCTTCGGAGAAATTGCAGCGAAGGAATTCGTTTCAGTTCAACCAATGAACTTACCTTCAGGTTTGATTTTCTTCATGGATTTCAAATACGGTACAACTAGAGGTGGTAAAACTGCAGGTGATTCTTTATACGGAACTGGTTCTAAGTTCGGTAGAACTGAATTGGCACAAGGCGGTCTTTACGGAGAAGCTCAATATGGATACACAGTAGCTCCACTTGTATCATCATCTAATGTAAGTGCAAGAATTGCTTCTGCATCTTGGG